AATCATTTTACTGTTTGCCAATAAGATTCTGTCCTATTATTCATTAGGTCTTTGCGTTTTGACTTACCGTCAAATTTCCGGGCGCCCTTCATATGATCTATCCACTTGCCTAGTTCACTGTTGATTAACGGGTGGCCACCACCACCAGTTTTTGCAGTCTTGTTGTATATGTTTGCACTATAGTCGTGTGCTCTATCCTTAAAAGCTCCAAATTTGTTGTGTAATAGTTCTCCAAACACATAACTGTCGTGCCACTCCTCAAGTTTAAAAATACCATTGTCTGCATCTTCGTACATACGTTCAAATTCTTTAACAAAATTACACCCTACAGGATGATTCATATTAATACCATAGAATCCACATTCTGGCCATGTCTGTGACCCTTTGCCTCTACCAACATATGTTATCCAGTTATTATAAGGCAACAGTTCTTCAAACTGTTTAAGACTCCAAGGCGAATGTACAAATGTATCTGCATCCATCCATACTACCCATCTACCAGTACCGTAATTTTTTTCACAAGCATCGAACACAGCATAAGTTTTATTTGCAAAACGAATAGCATGCCATTTAAATTCTTTGTTCCAATCTCTTGGTCTACGTGCTTTAATATCGTCTGGCGGTATGCCGTTTGCTTTCGGATCGTCCTTCCAACGCTCTTTAAATGCATTTAACTTAGGTAATTCTACTTTTGCATCTAGTATAGTAATTTGATTAGGATCAGGATTTACAGGATCACAGTCCTCTGCATATACAACTAGTTTTACTGCTTTGGCAACATTTTGTGCAAAGCTATCAATAAACCGCTGTCCATATACTTCCATACCTTCTGGATGAAATGTTGTTACTACTATTATTTGATTGCCCATTTTCTTAGGTGTCTCCATGCTGTTCCGTCCTTTAATTCGTCTAATGTCCAATGCATCATTGCCATTTTTCTAATCCATGTTTCTCTGTCAAATTCTTCTGGGGTTTCTATATTTTCTATTAATTTATTTGCTACATCACATGCTTGGCTTCTATCAGGATCCAATACAAAAACAGGAACACCTTCTATTGCAGCTACTACTCCCGGACTGCTATTATAACTTATAACAGCATGAGCGTGTTTTAAATCTAATAATAGATTGTCACTATTGCTCGGCGCTACTGATTTTAATCTATATCTAACTAATGATCTAATGTGTTGAATTCTACTTTTATCTCCTGGGTGAAATCTTACAATAATGGGTCTATCAGAAAACTTACGTATTTGTTGAATTGTTTTAACTAACCACGGCATTAACTGTTGCCCATCCATGCTCCATCCACCGTCTCTTTGACAGCATATTAAAATATATTTGCCAGTTTTTTGTACTGGCTTTAAATATATTCCTAAATCCTTTTTTAATTTATCCCATCTTAGAGGATCTGCATTTTGATTACAATATTCTCCCGTATTAGGAAATACACCGTCAAAGCTATACCGTAAATATTTTCTTGAATTTTTAGGATCGTAAGACAAAAATAAATTACTATCAACAATAATACTACGTTTGCCTTCGACTTGTTGTTTTTCGAAAACCCTTTTCCTTAAATCAAGATGTGGCATTCTTTTGCTACCGGGATGTACAAATCCTTGTACTACAGCTATATCGCAATCTACAGGAGTATAGTCACATACAATTTCACCTCTGTCGCCGGCTGCCCATACTCCTTCGATAAAATTTACAATAATTTGAGGCTTTTCTGGATTTGTATTTCCAGGAGGTATACCCATTAAATAACTTGCTACACTAATAGTCATTATACGTCTTTCCTTAAAATAGCCCAAGCAGTACCATCTTCCATTTCTGGCTGTGTAAATTGTGAATATGACAGATGAGTTAAAAATCTATACATTTCTTCTTCAGTTGGTATGCGCGGATTGTTGATATTATTAAGGTCTGTTTCACAAATTAGTTGCGCTGCATTTGGTCCTAGTGTTAGTGCAGGCTTGCCTTCCATTAGAGCTTCAGTAGCTGCAATACTATTGTATGTAACTAAACAATGTACATCATCTTGTAATGCTTCTTGTATAGTGCTTCCGATAACTCGTTGACTTCTAATAGGCTTCATCCTAATTTCAATAGGTCTATCAGTTATTTGTTCTAACTGTTCCACTAAATTCTTAGTCCATATTTCTGCTTCAGGTTGTCCAAACATATTCATTACTTTGTTACTAGGAGGGCATACAAGTATTTTACTACCTGGTGTAAATGGTTTATATATTTCTTTCCACGAATCAACTCTTAATTGCAGCAATAGTCTTTCAATATCGCGCTCGACCATTTCTTCCATATTTTGCAATGCGTTACGGGTAATACGATGCCAAGTCTTATGTTTGCCGTTTCCAAAATAACCAGTGTCAACTGCATAAAACTCACGTCCTTGTTTCCAACAACGTTTGATGGCTTTCTGACTGCCGCCTCCGAGACCTCTTATGAGAAGCATAGTCGAAGTGTCTTCTTGTTCTTCCCAATTAGATTCTATAGTAGATATTGTATTAGGATGCTGTGCAATGCCTCTAAGTATACTAGCTAGGTACGGATCATACGAGTGTCCTTTTTTATGGTAGTTATTGCCGCCGACACTGTCTATTGCAGCAATTTCTACTGGTGCTGTTTTACCCATTCATCATTTCCTGTAGTTCATGTTTCCATAATTCGTTAAATTCGCAGTCCCTATAGTTCTCAAACCACGGACCGCCCTCTGTGTAGTGTATTAGTTTAGGTGTTTCGATATCATCATACACACCTACTAAGTAGTTCCATGTATGGTCTAGTTCGCCAATTTCGCTATCATCTAACCAACTAAATCTATGAAGGTATGCTCCATTAATTTCTAAACTATTTACAAGATCTTGATCTAGCATTTTATTACTAGGATGCGCACAATTAAACAGCACAACACTTGACCAGTTCTTACGTGGATAGATTGTTTGCTTTTGTCCATCCATCTTCATGCCTTCTTTGGGTGTGTAATCATGTTGCACACACATAACAGCATACTTGTCGTCTGCTTGATCAAACAGTTCTTTAATGTCTGTAGTAAGGATCATATCGCAATCCATGAACACTGCCCAGCCTTTGAAGTTAGCAAGCTCTGGTACAAGGAAGCGTGTAAATGTAAATTCAGTTGATGCTAGTTTGTCTTCTGGACGTTTGTACCACCCTGCTTGTCGTAGTTCTTTTTGTATTAGCGGGCGCACATTTGCATCGGGTTGGTGTTTTAGTATACTGTGCTTACACACTTGGTAAGCCATATCTTCTCTTGGGTCATATCCTACAAATACTTTCATTATTCTCTTCTTTCAATGTCTTCTTCAATGCACTCACTACCCCATTGTATTTCTAGTATGTGTGCGTTTTCTGTTCCAGGATTGCTTGGCTTGTGCCAAACTTCTACACCAATTTCGTACGGCATTCCGTGTGGACGTAATAGTACAGTGTCTACCTTGCTATGCCATTCAGTTTTCATATCTACAACACCTTCTAGTATCATCCACTGTTCAGAACGTTTAAAATGTTTTTGGTCACTTAGACTCTTGCCTGGATATATTACTAGTTCTTTTACTTTGTAACCTTGCTCAGGCTTGTGATCTAACACACGCCAGTAACCCCAATCACGTTCTGTCTTTTGTGTTTTCCATTCGTCTAGTATCCAACTGCTGCTATTAGCTTTATTTTCGCCGCCGATGCCCCATGCAAAATCTACATAGGGCATATTTCCGTATGTTGCATACTCGGGCGTAGTTGTGTTAGTTCTATCACCGCCGTTAGCAAAAATAAGTTTTGTTCCACTACCGTGTGTGCTTAGTGTTTGAAAAATTGCTTGGCATGCGCTATCATCGCTATCATCAAATCCTATAACTTTGTCTACAACACTAAGTTCTTTAATGATAGCAGCACGTTCTTCAAAAGGCATAAACGGTCTACCTTTCTTGCGTGTTAGCCAATCGTCTGAATTCACTCCAACAATTAACTTTGTACCTAATTTTTTTGCTTCTTTAAAATAGGCTATGTGCCCTGAGTGTAAGGGATCAAAGCCACCTGTTACTAATACAACATTGCTCATGTAGATATTTATGTGTGTAGTTAATTGGCGAACTGCGTAATGGCATTAATTTGCTTAGACGAAAGTGTAAATGTTGACAGTGCTAAATTATAATTCTGCTCTAATATAGCTTCATCAATGTTATCGATAAACTCAGTGTTGTCCCATATAAAGTAAAATCCGTTTGTAAATTTAGGACTTAATGGAGTTTCTCTAAAATTAACCGGAACCGTTTTTGCCATTAAGCATTCGATAAATCGATATGTCCATAATGAATCCATATCACCCTTCCAGTCAGGTTGATGCGGGCAGAGGCCATAATTACTTTTTGCTACGCCAGTAAAGTATTCAATATTATATTTTTGTTTATTGACAACGTCTCGACCATCATTAGACCACACAACAACACAGTCATCTCTTGATGTAAATTTTTCTAATAATTTTTGTCTAGAAGATCCTTCTCCTATATTTCCATTAAAATAAAAATTGTATTCTTTTTTTAATACGTGTAAATTTTTTGTATGTTCAAACCATTGCTTTGGAAATATTATTGGTAATTCAACTGTGTTAACATACGACTTTCCTTTATCATGATCTATACTAATTTTACATTTATTAGGATCTATACCTGCTTCTTCTAGGGCAAGTTTTAACATAATTGTTTGCTTTAAATTATTTTTCATTATATGAATCCTTTATCAATTGCAAACCTTGCTCTAAATTAATATTTGCACTCCAGTTAAGTGTGTGCAATCTTGTAGTATCTGCTTTCATTATTAGTTCTTCATTGTTTCGCATTGGTATCTTTCCAAAATCTAATTTTGATTTTGAATGTGTTATATTATGTATTTTATAAATTAGTTCTTTTAATTGCGTAGCACAACCTGTTCCTAGATCAATGTTTTCAAAATTATATAAAATATCTTTATTTTCTATTATGCATTTAAATGCAGATAATACATCATCTATATAAACAAAATCTCGTTCTTGTATTCCTTGGGTTAATGGCAATGTATTATGTTTTATACATTGTTCAAACACAAAAGAAATAAAGTTATTAGTAGCAGCAGGCCCGTAAAAATGTTGTAAATTAATATTAATAAATTTTAATTTATTATTAGAAACAAACTTTCCATATTCTATAAATTGCCCTTTAGAAAGAGAATACAAGTTTGTATGCAATTTCAATGATGTTCCACAATTTATAAAAGTAACAGGCTTGTCTAATTTCGTCAATTCATCTATAATATCAATACCTGTTAATAAATTAGATTTATATATTTGACTAGCTGATTCGTTATTTCTTCCGTAAGAACAAATGGTGTGTATTACTACATCTGGAGCGACTTCTTTTATCAAGTCTAGAGAACTTTGTCTATTGTAGCAACTAATTTTATTTTCACCAAATAAAAGACTAGAACACAAGTGTTTTCCTAAATAGCCGTTAGCACCTGTTATTAAAATGTTCATGTGCGCTCTGCAATAAACTCGTCAATAGTAGAATGTAACCGAGCAAACATTTCATTAGTCATACCGTGATGGACGGGCAACAAAACACCACGCTCCATAACAGCATCGGCATTTGGATAACCTTCTGCTCTAACAACTTTTGTAATACCTTGCGCCATTGGTTGCCTTAAAACATTGCCTGTAAAACACACACGGGTTTGAATGTCACGGTTTTCTAAATAAATTTGAAATTCTTTTCTAGTAAACGGCGCAGTCTCTTTAATTAAGACAGGAAATGCTAAGAAGGCAGTATGAACATTATTAGCTTCGATTGGGTTACTAAAATAATTACTATACTTGTTAAAGAATTCACATTGTTTTGCAAGATTTTCTTGTCTTACTTTAATATTGTTTTCTAAACTTTCTAATTGTACTAATCCAAATGCTGCACCCATTTCGTTGCCTTCTAGATTATAACCAGGAATAGCAAACACAAATTTAGCATCATATTCTAAACCATCTAACATAATGTTAAACCGATTTTCAATAGCTTCGCTGCGCTCGTCGAACAAGCTAGAGCTACGTCCCCAACTGCGTAACAGTTTTGCCTTCTCAATTATCTTTTCGTCATTTAAGCACAGTGCGCCACCGTTGCCTGCACAATTGATAATGTGCGAGCCATAGAAACTAGTAATGCTCATGTCTGAATACGTGCCTGCTGATATACCGTTAATAGTTGCACCTAACGTATCTGCACTATCGTGTATAACTTTAAGCCCGTGTTTGTCAGCAATTTCTCTAATACGCGGCCAATCACACAGATTGCCTAATAGGTCAGGCGCAAGTATAGCAACAGTTTTATCTGTAATCATACTTTCAATTTGTTCAGCGTCGATACAATATGTTAACGGCTCAACGTCAACAAATACAGGCACTAGATCATTCTTAATAATACACCCTAGTGTTGTTCCAAACGTAAGCGCAGGAGTAATAATTTCACTGCCTGCAGGGAAGTCAAATGCTTCCATACCAATATACAATGCACTTGATCCACTGTTTACATATAGACATTCTTTTTTGTCAAATAATTTAGCAATACTTGCTTCAAACTTACGACTATTAACACCCATTTGTGTACCGTCTTCTAAGCACTTGACTACAGCATCAATTTCAGCTTGTCCGTAAACTGTCTTAGCATATGATATTTTATCAGTCATTTTTTTCTCCGTTCATATAATTTTCAATTTGTGTTATACTATATTTTTTCATATCTTCTTTATTAATCCAAGCATTATGCCAATTTAAAGTTGCATCTAATGCAGTATTTAAACTCCATCGAGGTTTCCATTTTAAATATGTTTTTGCTTTGCTAATATCTAATTTAAGATAATGGGCTTCGTGTAAATGATCGCTAGTAGGTGTGTTCCAGTTTGCGTTCATATAATCTAAAATATACCTAACAGATTTTGCATCTTCGTCTGTTGGTCCAAAATTCCAACTACTTGCAAATTCTTGATTATTAGTATACAATTTTTCTGCCAGCAATAAGTATCCTGCTAGGGGTTCTAATACATGTTGCCACGGGCGAATTGCATCAGGATATCGAACATCGACTACTGTATTGTTAATAAACGACCGAAGTATATCGGGTATTATTCTATCTTCTGCCCAATCGCCGCCTCCGATTACATTACCCGCTCTTGCACTTGCTAATCCACAATTGTTAGTAAAAAAACTTTTCCTGTAAGCACTTGTTATTAACTCTGAACATCCTTTACTTGCACTGTATGGATCGTGGCCGCCCATTGCTTCATCTTCCCTATATCCCCAAGGCCATTCTTTATTTTCATAACACTTATCTGTAGTAACATTCACGATTGCCTTTATGCTTTTTATACTCTTAGCAGCTTCTAGAACATTTACTGTGCCCATTACATTAGTTTCTATTGTATTGTGTGGTTCTTGATAAGATAGACGTACTAATGGTTGCGCTGCCATGTGTACTACAATATCAGGCCAAAAATTAGTCATTGCTGCTTTAAGTAATTTAAGATTTCTAATATCGCCTTCGACGGATGTCATGTTTTGTGCTACATTTGATTCTGTAAAATTATTAATTTTAGTAGGAGGTTGTAGTGAATATCCGCAAACTTCTGCACCCATATGCTGCAACCATAAGCATAGCCAACTGCCTTTGAATCCAGTATGTCCTGTTACAAATACTCTTTTGTTTTTCCAAAATGTAGGATTCATGTTACCACACCTTCCAAGGAGGATTAGTTTGCCATAAGGTTTCTAATGCATTTTTATCAGGCAACGAATCCATAGGGCGCCAAAAATCTTCATGCTTAAATGCTTTTAATTCGCCCTCGTGTGCTAACTGTGTTAAAGGATATTCTTCCCAAGTAGTAGCATCGTTATCGATATAATCAATAACTTTAGGAGACAAAACAAAATATCCTGCATTAACCATTGCGCCATCGCCTTTAGTTTTTTCTTGGAAATTAGTAACAGTGTCACCGTCAAATTTTAAATTACCAAAACGACCAGGCGGATATGCTGTTGTCATTGTAGCAAGTTTACCATGCGAGTTATGATAATCAATACTCTCCGCAATGTTGACATTGCCTACACCGTCGCCGTATGTAAAACAGAATGCTTCATCGTTTTTTACATATTCTTTGACTTGTTTTAGGCGTCCGCCAGTCATTGTAGTAGCACCAGTATCAATTAAACGAATATTCCAGTCTTCTAAATTGTTATTATAGAAAACAGTATAACCCGATTTAGTATTCAATAATACATCAGAATTTTTTGCAGCATAATTTAAAAAATATTCTTTAATTACATTTCCTTTGTAACCACAACAAATTATAAAATCGTTTATTCCATGTGCAGAATACGTTTTCATAATATGCCAAAGAATAGGCTTTCCGCCAATTTCAACCATTGGCTTTGGACGACTATTAGTCTCTTCATGCAATCTTGTGCCAAGACCGCCTGCTAATATTATTGCTTTCATTATAGCTCTTTAAAAATTTTTATAATAGGTGCTAGGTCTAACGTACCTAATGAAAAGATAGGAGTTTCAACTGTTGATACTTCAGCTTCCAATCCTAAAGCAGCATAATGGTCTTTAAATTTTATATCATCGCCTTTTACTTTTTTTGAAAATTTAACCCAAGCTGCTGGAATACCATATGCATGTGCTCCGATAATTCCATGCAAACTAGTGGATATAATCTTTTTACATTTTGTTATTTCTTTTGCTACTACTAATGGGTCAGAGTTTATAACATCAATTACTTTATAATTAGGATATTGTTGTTTGGTATATTCGTAGTCTACATAATGCGGAACAATGCCTACGTCATATTCCTTTTCACTTTCTTCGCAAAACAATGGCAGAAGCATAGCAGGGTCTCCGTAAACTTTAGGGCAACTGCCGCCTGCATCTATTATTTTTTGTCGAGTGTATGGGCCTCGCACAAATCTGTAATCAGCATTTGGATTAACAGTAAATTTATCTGCAAACATTAATCCACTGCCTAATACAATCATATCGTCAGTAGCTCTGTGTGCAATAGATCCAATACACATTGCTCGGCATTTACCTAGTTTAGCACTCATTGAATGAGATATACCGAAGTAATCAAAAACGTACGGAGTTAGTTGATCTCCAAAATTAGGCTTTCCGTTCATCCAAAATGTTCTCATTAATACGCCCTAACTGTGTATATTTCTTTTATTGTATCAAAGTTTTTTATTGTTGGACTTCTCATAGGATTTTTACGTGGCCTAGATTGTCCAATTAAATCTTTGTTTGGTGTAACAAAAAACACAGCATCAAACTCATCATAATATTCTAAAGCACGATAATCGAAGCAGATAAATTTATCAAAGTTTTTAATTTGCTCAGGTAAAATTTTATCAATAGATGTTGGTATAAGAATACCTTGCGAATTTTCTTGCACAGTTTTAATATGCCGAAGATCGTCAATAATACTATATCCTAAATCAGTTAGCGACTGCCAATGTTTTAATCTAAGTGTTGATTTTCCTGACAAAGATTTTCCAACAACTGCAATCTTTTTATGCTGAGAGTTTATAATTTTTTCTAAAAACTGTTGTTCATTTAATACATCACGAGTGCATCTAAAGAAAGGACGTTTAGTAGGAGTATATCCTTTGTATACAATCTGAGAAAAGTCAGTATAGTCAACAATGTTTTTTAGGTATTTACTAATAGGCGATTTGCCATGTCCTTCAAAATACATCACTTTGTTTGTCTTTGCACATGCTTTAGATAATATTCCATATCTATTTTCAAGTTCAAGTGTATCGATAACAGCAAGAAACATAACAACATCTTGTTTTGGAATACTGTTCCAAAAGAAATTACTGTCTAAATCATCAACTACAAAGTTTACAGTAGAACCTATTTTTTCTTTTATTTCCAATGCATTAGCAACAGCATTGGCATCAAACTCTACACCAATAACATCTGCTCCCCATTTTTCTGCTTGGAAAGACATTTGCCCCATATTACAACCTAAGTCTATAGCAGTAGCATTTTTAAAGTCTTGTTGATCGTAATATGCAATTCTATCATTAATTTTGCGTGTGCCAGTGATGCCTAGTTCTGGCATGTCGTGATATTCGTTAAACCAATTGTTTCTTTTTTCCATTACAAATACTGGTTCACGTTTTTTTGATTTTTTCGACATTACGTTTCCTTTAAATTCCTAGTCAAACTATCTTGTTTAATATTTGCGCCGACTGCGTAGTGCGGATGTAGTCTCGCTAGACTAGGTACTGTTGTACGAGTATCAACAATCCAGTCACCAATTTGTTGGTCAGCAGGAACATGGCCATCTTGTTGTATATGTCTAATTAATTTAGTTGCAGCAGATGGTTTTATTATATATGCATATGCACCTTTGAAGTAGTTTCCTGTTCCAATTTTAACAGGATTTTTATTTTGTAAGTTTGTATATTTTTCTATTGATAGATTTAGAGTTGATTCTTCTTCTAATATTTTATTATATGCGCCGCTATACGGATCACATCTGTCTAATTTTAATACATCTTCAAATGTATCTAGTATATTTTCTGGCAAGGGTTTTAACATGTAACCATCATGTTCTAAAATAAGAGTTGGCGTGTCTGTTACCATACATTCTTGCCACAAATAATAATGGCTAAAAAAACATCCTAGTACACCTAGTCTGCCTTTTTTCATTGTTCGTTTTGATTTAACGCCCGTTGCTTGGTAATGGCGTACTGCATCATTGCCGTTAATTGCTTTATAAAACTCAGGTTGCAATCCATGCAATACTGCTTGGTTAAAACAGTCTTGAGCCATTTGGCATGAGTGTTCGTTTTCTTCAAGACGTATGATCCATGTTTTAAACTGATGCATCTTCCATGCCTGCAACTCTAAGTTTAACTACGTTTGTTATCTGCCATTGCTTTTGATCAAGAGCTTTGAGTACACCTAGCCACTTGTTACGCATTAGTGCAAACTCGTTGATAATCTTTTCATAGTCAACAACGTCTGCCTCACCGTCTACGTATTTTTCAACGTCACGGCTTGACAGAGCTCGTTGATAGTTTTCGAGATATTTTTTAAAAAATGAGCTACGCAATCTACGTAGCTCAATATTTAAATAGTTGAGTATAGCCTCAATCTCTTGTAGTTGATTAAAACGATGTTCAACAATACCTGGCATTGCTGCCGCACTTTTTTCAACATTTCCTACAAGTTTACATTCCGCACGAGCTTGTACTAACTCTGTTTCAAAATATTGTATTGCACCAGGTATTTTGCCTACATCACGAGATATCTCGCTATACCAACCCATTACTCATCCCATTCTTCGTTGTTGTCGAAATCGTCATCGTCATCATCAAGATAGTAACTAATTGCTTCGTCGAGATATTGATCATGGCCTGCACTTTCTTTAAGTGTTTCATCTGAAACACCATAGTCTGCAAGTAAATCAACAAATTTTTCTGCAATTACTTCAATCTGTTTTTTGTCTAGATATTCTTTGAATAGTGTCCAAATATCACATATTTGAGATGTATCCATTTATGTTTATTCCTCAAGTAATTCTAGGTCAGTTGCTTCTTCTTCAACTTCCGCGGTATTTACCACTTGTGACTCTTTTACTAAGAAATCTGACATAACCTTATCAAGATTTTCACCAATCCACTTTTTACGATAGTCAAGAATTTCTTCACCTTCAAGTGTAGTGTACGCAAGTCTATTGCCTTGCTTCTTGATAATGTCTTTTGCTTCAAATAATTCAAGCAAACCACTATACGGATTCATACCTGTTGAGTATGGAATCTTTACTTGTACACCTTCAAACGGTTTTGCGTAACGTGTCTTCATAACCTTACAGCCAGCACGGATACCCATAACTTGACTGATCTTGTTACCATCTTCGTCTTCTTTCAGCTTCATCTTTTTCATTGCAACAACAATACTTGATGCATAGATAAAGCCACTACCGCCACTAATCTTATCATCTGGATCAAACATATCCTGTGATGCATACGTATGATTAGTACATACTAAGCCTACGTTAAGCGAACCAATCATGTTAACTGTGTTACGAACAAGTGATGTTAACTGCTTGGGTTTACGACCCATATCACCTTTCATATCACCCTTGTTAAACTGATCAATGTCAGTAGGTGTTAGTAACATACCCAAACTATCAACTACAAACAATACTTTAGGACGATCTTCTTCATCCATTGTTTTGTAGTCTGCGATAAATGTTGACAGTGTTTTAGCAACATCATCAATCATTGACATATTCAATTTAAGTAGTTTTTCTTCTGATGTGTCTACATCTAGTGCATGTAGCCAACTTTCATCAAGGGCATTCTCTGAGTCAATTAGAACTACAAAGATACCTTGATCTTGTGCTGCCTTTACAATGTTACCTGAACAGATATATGATTTACCTGCGCCAGATTCACCTGCAAACACAGTTACCTTACCAAGCGGAACACCCTTGTGAAAGTCACCGCTAATAAGATAGTTTAGTGCATAGTTGCCTGTGCTGATCCAGTCTTTAGGATCATTGAATCCACTACTCATGCCTGAAATGGATTTTGTTAAGTCCTTACGAAACTTAGTTGGGTCGAATGATTTGTTCGCCATATTAATCTCCTAATCTAAAAAGCGTATAATAATAAAAGGGTTGCTATTGAATAATGCAACCCTTTTAAGTTGCTATTAAGCCTGACGTGAACGGATCATTGCAAGAATGTCCTGTGCGCCACCGCCTTCTGCCGGAGCTGCTTCAGCTGTTGGTTCTGGAGCAGGTGCTAGCTCTGCTGCTGGAGCAGGTGCTGGCGCTGGAGTTGGTGCTGTTTGGCTTGTTGCTGTACCATTAGATGATGCTACATTAGGATCACCAGTACGTGCTTGCATACCTGCAGGACGGAAGTAATTACTCCAACGTTCTGCATCATATGCTTCACCGTCTACTGACGCTTCAAACATTTCTTGCATTACTTTGATAGCAGTTGCGTCTGGCTTCTTAGGAAGGAAGTCACTTAGATTAAATAATCCGTGGGCGTTTACAGCATTCATCTCTTCATCGCCTAATGGACGCTCTCTACGTGCCCAATTACTTGTGCCGTAGTCTGCATAACCGCCTTTTGATGTTTTGTTAAGACGGAAGTCTACACCAGCAGTATAATCTGTTGGCAATTCTTCCATGTCTGGATCCATTAATGCTGCCTTAATGATCTGGAAGATTTGTGGACCAATGATAAAGCGTCTAATTGGATTTTCAGGTGCTTGATCGTCTGCTAACGGATTATCTGTAACAAATCCTTGGAAGATGTATGAACGCTTCTTCCAATACTTACGACCCATGTCTTCTAAACTTGGGTCTTTAAACCAACCACGTACTTCTTGTAGGATTGAACAGCTATCACCATACATTTCCATACACGGTACTTGTACTTGTACTGGACGTGAATCAGTTTCACCTTTTACGCCTGCAAAAGGAAGTTTGATCATTAAACGTTCTTTCCAAAAGAAAGTGTTGTCTTGATCGCCATCAGGAAGGAAACGCATCGTTGCTGATTCGCCTTCTTTAATATTCCAAAATGGATAAATTGGGTTTGGACCGCTTGGGCCGTTTGAACCACCTGATGCACGGTTCTCTTGTTCTTTGAGCTTCGCTCGAATTTCTGCTAATGATGCCATAGTGCCTTTTCTCCTATAATGTATGCCTATGTTAGAACAATATTATTACTGCTCTTAGTGCCTAATTTGTGTAGCACATACTATATACTACACTCTATTATTTATCTTGTCAAGTATTTTATGACAAATTAAATCTTTGTTTTATTTCTTCAACGTATTTTACTGTCCAAAAGGGTTCGTCGTATGCTTCTCTAAGTGTTTGTGCAAGTTCTTCATTAGATAACTCTAGGCCGCCTATTTTCATTTCCTGCCAAACTAGTTTTGATACTTTTTCCACATCGTAATAATCAGTACCCTCTGGTACCAATTGTAAAGCTCTTGCTACTAATTCTTCTTTTGTTGTAATAGCCATTATGATCTCCTTATAAATTAACGTAGACCTGCTAACTCTCTCATTCTATCGTTATCGTCGTTTATTTCGTGTGCTGTGCCTTTACTCATCTTTACAGGATGCATTTTGCCTGATCCTTTAGGATATTCAAACTCTGACTGATGTGCTCTAGCCGCTGCTGCTGCTGCCTGTGTAAAGTTTTCGTCTACTTCATCTTCCATTTGCTGTGGCTGTGTGCGCATTTGCCACTCGTCAAACTTTGCTGTTATTTGTTCAATAAATGCCTTAGCAGGTTCTATGAACTGCTCGCCGTAATCTTTTTCTACCATTGTTAATACTGCTGTTTCGCCTTTTGGAAATTGTCCATTCTCACGATCAAAGTATGATAGGATGAACTCACCTAATGGAGTCTTTTGTTCTTTTTCTTCAGTACCGTCATCTTTACTTAATTGGCCTTTGTCATTAATTTTGACATCCATTGTATCGTCGTCTTCTTTTTTGTTTCTATCAAAGTCTGTTGTATATAGATATTCTATTACAGGATACAACGTGTTAACAATTTGATTACCAAACTTACCGTTCTTGCCTGACCCTGGCTCAGTTTCTAGTTTCTTTGCTTCGCCACGTAGTTTCATCATTGCATCGATTGCTGCTTTAGCATTTTTGTCTAGTCCGCTAAATCCATTTGTTCTTGCTTCAATAAATGAATACACATCCCATACATCACTTACATACTGGTTTGCTAAGTTGCCTTGATCGTCATCTTGGCCACGTTCAATTGCTTTTCCTTTGCCACGTAGTGCGCCTAGTACTTCAACTGCATCTTTACTTGTGTTAATATATGCTTCTTCAAGATCGTCTTCTTCTACAGAGGCAGTTTGCATTTCGTCATCGTCTTTGCTTCTGAGCATATCAATTACTTTTTTGCCGCCATATAATAATGCAACTACTGCTAGTGCAGGTAGTGCGTATTTTGCTGCCATTGCTGCAACTTGCTTAACTGCATCGCCGCCTAAAAATGCTGAAATTTCACCCTGAATAGCTTCAACTCCGCCTTCAGCTTTTGCAATTAAATCACTTGCTGAAGTTGCAAGGTCGCCTGCCATGTCGCCTACTGCATCAATAGCATCGCCTGCTTTTTTGCCAACATATGCG